TTGGAGCGCGTCATGCAAAGCAGTCTCTTTGGGGCCCTGAGCTTCGACCTGAAGACCGCCCAGGCGCTGCTCGCCGTCCTGCAAGCCGGCGAAACCACGCTCGCCCAAGCCGCCGCCGCCACCGGTGCCTCCCCCGCCCCCACCGGCCGCCTTGCCGGCTTCTTGCTGAAGCTGGGCTTGGTGGTCGTGGTTTAAGGCACGAACGCAGTTAGCCGGCCCTTTGGATGGCATTGTAGTTGGGCGTGAGACGGATTTTGATGAGCCAGAGCATGCAAAACCCTCAGCCTTCCACAGATGCTTTGTTTCAATCCGGCAGGCAGGCGTGGCTTCGGAACGACGTCCAGGAAGCAGTTAAGTTTCTGGAGGCTGCGCACATGGCGGAGCCGAGTAACCTTGCGTACGGCTATGCGCTCGGACAGGCGCTGCTTAAGTCTGGCGACCTCGGGCGGGGTTACCCGCTACTAAACACGTGGCGCGGCAAGCTAGCGGGATCGAAAGCTACACCTCGTCTGCCTTTTCCAGCTTGGTCTGGACAACCGGTTGAGGGAACTCGCTTCCTCATTTGGGGGGAAGATGGGTTCGGCGATCAGATAATGTACTTGCGGTTCGCGACTCAGTTGATCGCGAGCGGCGCGCAGGTCTCTTGGGTATGCCCGCCAACTCTTTCACGTCTCATTGCCTCAACCGGCATCACCCCACTTCCGAACGATCAATCATTCGAAATCAACGGGATCGACTACTTTCTGCCTTCCAGCAGACTGCCTGAAGCCTTCAAAATCACGCTTGATGACATTTCTGGAAGTCCCTTCCTCCCTCTGCCTCCCGGCGAGAAGGGTGGAGGGATAGGCATTACGGTCAGCGCTTCCGCGACACATGCAGACGGGCCAGATCGTACACTCCCCGCAGCTGAGGCGGATCGTTTGCTGTCACGGGTCGGCGCGATCGATCTGGATCCTCGGGCCACTGGTGCGGCTGATTTCATGGATACAGCTGCCATTGTGGCGGGATTGGATTGCGTCGTGACGGTGGATACCGCGACAGCGCACCTAGCGGGCGCTTTGGGGATCAAGACGATCGTGCTTCTTCCATACGTCGCTGACTGGAAGTGGTTCATGGCTCCATCTCGGTCGCCTTGGTACGACAGCGTTAGGTTGGTCCGCCAGCCTGAACCCGATGATTGGAGGTCCGCCATAGACTACGCGCTTATCCTTTCGAGATGAACGAGCGCCAAACCGTCCCCGCCCGGCAGGCCCAGATTGGAATCGGTGGATCCACCGCCACCCGGCGCCCGCCCGCCAGCGTTTGAAGAGGTTCCACCGTCGCCTCCACGGAACGATCCGGCACCGGGCGCTCCTGAGCCAGGGCGAGTGGATCCGCTTGCTGCGCCACCTATTCCCGGGTTGGAGCCACCACCACTGTTGCCATTGACAGCCGTGGTAACGCCGGCGGAACCAACCAGCGCGACATCTAAGTTGCGGTTCGCCATCGAGATGCCGCCGAGATTCACGCCTGCGCTCCGGCCACCGCCTGCGCTACACATCTCACCGCTAGGCAGGGTGATAGCGGTCGCCGAGCCGTCCCAACCATTGCCACCTGCGGGCCGTATTCCACCCGCCCCCACCGAGAGCGTCACGGTCTGCCCTTTGATCAGTTGGCGGCAACCCATGTAGAAGCCACCTGATGCGCCACCCCAGTTGCTGGAGTTGTTGCCGCTAGCTCCACCACCCCAAAGGACGAACCTCCAAAGCCCCGACTCAGGACAGGTCCAATTGTGGGACCCTACTGGAAAGGTGTAGACGAAAGCTGGCGGCCTCCTGCGCTTCCCATCCAATCCCTGCCCCGAAAGCCCCCTCAGCTTCTGACCGCTAGCCATCAGTAGTCCGCGTATTCGGCGATGAAGTTGTAGGCCTTGGCGATGCCCGTCGCGACGTAAAGGCGCTCGTTGGCCTGGAGGATCATGGGGCTGTCGTCCGACACCCCGAAGTCCACCACCGCCGGTCCATCGGTCCCGCTGACCGTATCGCTGCCGCCGGTGGCGCAGGCGGCGAGGAACTTGCTCACGCCGGCGTCGGTCGAGCGGTAGACCTGCAACGCATTCGCGGTGACCGTCTCCAGCGGAATCGCCTGCAGGCGCACCACCCGCGCCCCGTTTGCGCCGGCGGTCATCAGCAGCGCGGTGTTCGTAGGCGTGGTGGTGAAGATCGTGTTGGCGCTCGCCACGCCCACCATCGCCGACTTGGGCGTCTGGGGCGTGACGATGCTGTTCGGTGTCACAGGCATCCGTTTCGTCTCCTTAGAGGGCGATAGCGAAGGCGAGCGCCAGGCCCTTCACGGCCTGCTCGTAGTCGCCGATGTCCGAAGTGGAGAGCGCCTGCCAGCTCGCGGTCGCGCCGTCCGTGCGGACGAACTTCCCGGCGTTGCCGGTCTGGGCCGGCAGGTTCCCCGCGTTGTAGGCCCAGGCGACGCCCGCGACCCAGTCTTTGATCGAGGCGCCGCCGTAGCCGGGCGTCTTCACCGCCGCGCCGTCCGTAGCGATCCAGGCGATGTCACCGGCATCGATCTTCGTGGTGGCCCCGGCTCCGGTCGTCAGGGTCACAGGCCCCTCGCAAGCGTTCCAGACCAGATAGGCCTTGCTGACTGCAGGCAGCCTGACCGTGAAGGGTCCCGCTCCCCCGGTGAACTTCACCATCGCGGCCCGCGCCTCGTCGTCGCCGGCGTTCGCGGTCGACAGCGTCGCATCACCGCTGAGGGATTTGGTCAGCCAGCCGGCGACCGCATAGTCGGCGTGTTGCAGGACGGCGTTCAGCTTCTCGCCCCACAGGTTGATGTTCTCACCGGTGAACTGCAGTTCGAACCGGAGCGATGGAGACCAGGAAGAAGGCATCAGGCGATCACGGCTCCCGTGTCTTGGCGGATCCAGTGCGCCCCGTCCGAGTGCGCCAGGATGTTGAGGTCGGTGACGAGCACGAGGCTCTGGGGATGGGCTGAGGCCGGCGGCAGAGCGGCCTCGGTCACGGCGAACAGCGGGGTCGGCGCGCTGGGCGCCAGCAGGCCCACGATGGCGTCATGCAAGGATTTCAGCAGAGGCCGCAGCCCTTCGGGCGCCGCTGGACCAACGGGGACCAGCATCAGAGCGCCCTCGCCCCGATCAGCGCCGGCAACTCGCTGGTCAAACGGCCCGGCGCCCGACCCCGCGCTTCCTTGGCGTTCAGTTCCTCGATCGCCCGCGTCAACTTGGCTTCGTAGCTCGCCGTCAGTTCGACGTCCCGCAGTAGCGGGCCCGCCTCGCACAGGGTGGCGAAGAGGTAGACGTCCGGCGCCTGGATCAGCAGGCTGTTGCTCGGCGCGGCCTCCGACAGCGCGAACGTCTTCAGCATCCTGAGCGTGATCGCATAGGCCTGGTCGCAGGGCCGATCGAAGCGCACCGCCCCCCCATCCAGGCTCCAGGCTCCCGGCTCGCCCCGCAGGGAGACGCCGCCGATCAGGCTAGCCTCCACAAAGGGCAATTCGCTCCGCCCGCCCGCCTGTTCGATCCAGAGGCGCAGGGGCTCGGCAAACCCCGTCGGCAGGGCGACGAAGCGCGAACCCACGCTGCTCACCAGCGAGACCTCGGTCTCGGACAGACGCGTTCGCAGGATGCGGTTCAGCCGCGCCTCGGCCAGCGCGATGAACTCCGGGATGCGCTCGGTCAGGTCGCCGCGCACCAGCCAGTTCGCCGCCGCCGCCCTCAGCTCGGCATACGTCGTGATCGCCATCGGGATCTCCGGAAAAGGAAAGGCCGCCCGGAGGCGGCCTTTTTGAGTTTCGAGAACGCGACGGGCCGTCTTGCCGCGGCGCGGAACCCGGCGGCTACTTGTTGGCCAGTCGGCAGGCGAGCTGCGGCCGGATGGTCTTGTAGCCGTAGAGGACATCCAGCCGGCACGGGAACCGGTCGCTGTTGATGTCGTACTGGCGCACGATCCGCATCGAGACCCCGTCGAAGACCTCACGGCTGGCGAAGTCCACACCGCGCGGCATCACCATGTCGGCGGTGGCGAAGGCGAACGCGCCCTTCTGGTAGGCCATCGACAGGCCGTGGGCGCCGGCGGTCGGGAAGCTCAGCGCGGCGTTGTCGGCCGGCAGGGCGCTGACGTTCTGACGCGGACCCGATACGATGATGGCCGGGCTGATGCCGATCGTCGCCTGGCCGCTGGCGTTCGAGCCCTGGTCCGCGGTCACCACGAACTGCTGCGGCACGTTGGTCGCCGCCTTCGTTTCGGGATGTACCCGGAACACGCCGGCGATGGTGAACACGTCACCCGCCTTCAGCAGGCCTGCGACCGACGCGGTCCAGCCATCGGTGGCCAGGGTCGTCGCGCCGTCGGCCGTCAGGCCGTTGGTCAGCGGCGTCCCGCCGCGCACGCCCTGCGCATGCGACGGCCAAAGGGTGTTCTCCAGGAAGTCGAAGCCTGCGGTGCGCCCCATGAAGCCCTCGCGGTTCTGGCGCGAGATCGTCGACTTGTCGTTGAAGAGGCCCTTGAGGGCGTCCACCAGGTCCAGGTTGTCCTGGGTGTTGAGGTTGCACGTCCGGCCGTTCAGCGGCGCCAGATTGTCCACCAGCACCTTCCGCGCCTGCAGGACATGGCCGAAGCTCGCAGGCTGGCCAACGTTGTTCACCTGGCTCCAGACGTCCTTGTACATGGTCATGGCATCCGCCTCGATGTTGGCGGCCAGCACGCTCATGGCGGGCTCCAGGATACGCTCCGAAAAGTCGTCTAGGCCCATGGTCAGGTCGACCGAGGTGAAATTCAGGTCGACGCCCTTCTGGGTCTGCACCTTGAGGTCCACGGAGGATTCCACGGTATCCTGGCCCGTGCCGCCCTGCAGCGCCGCGCCGGTGCGAACGCTGTACTGGTTCGGCAGGCGGATCTTGAGGGTGTCGCCGACCTTGGCGCCCTGCTGAGCAAAGCGGTCGTCGTAGTCGCGCGTGATCGTGCCCACGAAGTTCAGCTTCTGGTGCAGCACGCGGAGGGCCTCCCGCGTCACCGCGGTGGCCGTCAGGATCGTATTCGGCATGAGTTGTCCTTGATGTGGGAAAGGACCGCATCGGATCGAGGCGCGAGGACGCGCATACTCGGCCCGGCCGGAACACCGGCGGCGGGAAGGTGAGCGCCACCGCGTCCTCCGGCCTTCAACCGGAGACGGCGGCGCATCGGAGGGGATTGCTAAGGTTGTCCAGGCAAGCTACGTTCAGAACAAATCAGAAACACACGGGTGTTCATGTGAAGCAATACGCCGTTCCTGGAACGCTCTACCTCATCGGCGTCGCGGGAATGGTCGCCCTCGCCCTAGCGGCGAGCGACTCGACCCTCATGGGCTTTCTCGCGATTGGTCTCAGCGGCGTCGGCGCGTTGTGGTGGTGGATCGCGGCGGCCTTCGGCCGATCTCCGCTCTGGCGCCATATTCCCATGGCGCCAGCGCCTGCGGTGGCGCCGGCCCTGTACTACATCGCCATCATGAACGATCCCGCGCAGGACATTGGGGCGCCCCTGGTCGGCATGTATGCAGTCTGGATGCTCGGTGCTGGCGTAGTGGTTATCGCCACTTTGCTGGTCCGCATGGGGGTCAGCGCGGGGCGGTCCCGCGCCGACTCTGCTCTGGTCTGACACCAAGGCCGAACGAGCGCGCCAAGACCTCCCAAGGTTGCGGCCCTTCCTCCATCGTCGGCTCGCCCCGCAGGCGGGTTCCCGCGCCCGGCGTCTCCCAGTCGCCGGGCCGCCGACCGAACAGGGGTTCGGCCACATCGGCGGCATAGCTGTTGGAGTTGCGTGTCAGCGGCCGATAGCGTCGTGGCCGCTCCTGCAGGTCACGGCCCAGTTCGACGGCCGGGCGCGCCAGCTCCTGGGCGGTCTTGCCCGGAATGAAGCGGGTCATCAGCACGCGCCCACCGCGATCGTCGTCCAACGCCTCCGAGGCTGGAGACACCCCGGCCCGGATGCGTTCTCCGCCCAGTATGACGCCCAACCCCTGTCGCGCCGGCCCGCCGCGGGCCACCAGGTAATCCCTCCCGTCATCATACTCGACGTACATGTGCTCGCGACCGACAGGCAGGCGGGACACCTCGTAGCTGCGAACACGAACCGTCGTGCCGTCAGGTCCGCGGCGCGGCTCTGGCGCTCGTCGCGGCGCGGCCTGCAGATCGGCCATGTCGCGCAGCGACAGCGCCGGACCACGCCATTCGCCTTCGCCCGAGGCCGGCATCAGGGGGTCGATGACCGTCGCCATCAACGCCCTCGGGCCAGTTGCTCGCCACGGCGGCGCATCCATTCCCGTGTGCCCAGCTCGTCCCGAACCCCGGCGCCGCCGCCACTCCCGCCCCCCAACATCACCGCCGGCCTGACGTCCGCAGCGCCGGCCAGCGTGGCCGCCTCGCCCTGATCCGCCTTCCAGGCCTTGTGGAGCAGCTTCCACAGCCGTGGATCGGCCATCTCCGCGAACTCCTCCAGCGTGACGCCGAAGGCCTGTCCGTACTCGACCAACTTCGCTGCCACGTCGGGCGACCAGCCGTCGATCTCCGCCCGCAATTGCGCGCCCGTCGCCGCCATCGTCTCGGCCGTCGCGCGGGCAGCACGCAGGGCGTCGCGCTCCTCCGCATGAGCCACCGCATAGGCGAGTTCGTCACGCGCCTCCGCCAGCGCCTCGAACCGCGCCCAAAGGCGGCGGGCGGCTTCAGGATCTTCGGCCGCGTACGCGTCCCAATCCACGCCCTCGAAGTCGGCGATATGTTCGTCCAGCGCCGCTAGGCGCACGCGATCGCGCGACGCCCCCCGACCGGCGGCGGCCTCGCGGGCGAGCGCCTCGCGCTCCCCCTCCAGGGCCCGGCGATGCTCGGCCAACTCCTGGGTCTTGCGCGTGTAATCCGCCTGCCGCAGGAACGCGCCCTTCAGGGAGGCGGGCAGCATGTGCGTCTCGCCGTCCAACTCCAGCTCGAAGAGCTCGGCTTCCGGCTCCAGGCCGTCAGTCTCGATCATCTCGGCGTCGTCCAGGCGCACAGCCTCGCCGCCCGCCAGGTGCAGGTCTCTCTCGTCCATGGATGTCCCTTGATTTTGCGGCCGTCACGGATGACCGCCGTGTGGGTTTGCCTCAGCCGTCGCGGCCTAGCGCCTTCAGGCGATTGGTCTCGGCCTCATAGGCCTCGATTTCCAACCGGCGCGCCGCGTGCGCCCGGTCCTGCTTCAGCGTCGCCACCTCGGCCCGCGCCGCCGCCAGGGCCTGCCCCAGCTTGCCGATCTGCGCCTGTGCGGCCTGCGCCTCGGCGCTCTGCGCCCGCGCCTGCGGCGGCAGCAGCGCGCCCAGCCGCTGGGCGATCTCGTCCGCGCCCGGCCAGTCCAGGTTCCGCGCCAGCAGATCGCCAATCAGCGGCGCGGCCGCCGGATAGGCCCGGATCAGCTCGATCATCTGGTTGGCGGCCTCTTCCCGGCGGCTGGTGAAGCTGGGTCCCGCGCGTACCGTCAGGTCGTACTTCCCAGCGGTCAGGTCATAAATCCGACCTAGGCCCTTCAAGGCCTCCCCGCCTCGCCCAGCCGACGCCGCACCGCCGGACGCGACTCCCACAGACGCCGGCGCGCCATCCGCCCCCAGCACCCGAACCACCCGCGCCGTTCCGTACACGCGCGGGATCAGGTCCAGCAGGATCCGCCCCGTATGCCGGATCGCACGGCTGAGGTTGTCGATGTAGTGGAAGGTCGAGACATCGCCCTCGCGCTGCCGCGCCATGATCGCCCGCCCACTGGTCTCGTTCGACCGCGCGCCCAGGCTCGCGTCATACAGGCCCATGATCGACTTCATGTCGTCCGAGGCGTTCATCGCCTCCTGGAGCGCGCCGGCCGGCACGCCCGCATAGCCCTGCCGCATCGGCGGTTCGGGCCCGTCGTATTCGATGTAGGCGTGGCTCTGGGTGTTGGCCGTCGCCCACTTGGCGGAGTCGGTTTCGAAGGCCCCCTTGCGGCCGATGAACGGCGCCTTCGGCGCCAGCGCCACCAGCTCGGTCGAGACCGAGCGCCAATAGTTGAACATCCGCTGCGGGTCCTTGGCGTCCCGCACTAGGCTGCGCAGCCGCCGGCGTCCGTCGACGATCAGTTCCTCGCCATAGACCGGCACGATCGGGATGAATCGCCCCGCCCAATCCACGGTCTCCAGCACCTCCGCGCCGCTGAGCACCCGCTGGACCACCTTGTGACTCGCCACCTGTCGCGGCTGGCCGACCACCGTCACACCCAGCGCGTCGAACAACGCCTTCTGGGCGGCATAGGCGCTCTCCTCCAGGATCTGGCCATCCGAAAGCGCCAGGATGGTCCGCGTCGTCCGCTCCCGCCGCCAGTATTCGGCGACGGTCACCCGCTCGCCCTCGGCGGCGCCCCTCACACCGGCCTGCCGGTCGTGATCCTCCGCGGCCCAGTCGATGGCGTCCGCGCCCTTCCAGCGCGCCTCGAAGGCGCCGCGGGGCAAGCTGTCCACCACGAAGGCGGTATTCCAGTCCGACGAATCCGCTCCGGTCGCCTCCGGATCGCCGTAGATCGCGAACGGATTGGCCACCCGCTCGATGGCGAGGTCCTGCTCGAACCCGTCGTCGGTGGCGTAGCGGGTGTTGATCCGCACGTAGCCGATGCCGCAGGTCACCGCGAAGTCGAGAGCCGTGTCATAGGCCACGTCCGCGTCCGAGCTCTGCTCGATGTGCCGGATCAGGCCGTTGAACACTTCCGCCGTTTCGGGGTCGGCGCCGCTGTCGACGGGGTGTACGCTGATCGCGGGGCTGTTTTGCCGCGCGTCGTTCACGACCTGACGAATAAACGCCGGTAGTCTGTTGATCGTGAGGCAAGGCCGCCCGTCCAGCTCCCGCTCGCGCCGCACCCGCTCCGGCCACTGCTCGCCGAGGCGCGCGAAACGAAGGTCGTCCAGCGCCTCGCGCCGGTTCTCGGCCTCCGCGTCGGCAGCCCGCGCGAACGCCTCGCGCGCCCCGGCTAGGATCTCATCGTCGGACAA